ACAATAATAAAATTACATGAATATTAAAGCTACAAAATTGTTCTATCTCAATAGGGAGTCTAAGGCTCAGATAGTTATAAATAGAGGGGGCTCAAGATCCTCGAAAACTTTTTCTATTGGGCAATTATTATTTTTAGAAAGATTTTTCACACAAAGAAATAAAAAAATATTAGTTCTTAGAAAAACACTTCCATCTCTTAGAATATCTGTATATCAAGACTGGAAGAAGTTTATGGATCAATATGATTTATATAACATTGTTGAAGAGAATAAACAAAATTTAGATTATTATTATAAACCAAATAATAATTATTTACATTTTGGTTCATTGGACTCCCCTGAAAAAATAAAATCTTCTGGATGGAATTATATCTGGATGAATGAGGCCACTGATTTTGATAAAGATGATTTAATGCAGTTATTGCTACGACTTTCTGAGCCAATTGAAGAAGAATTGCGTAATCAATTGTTTATGTGTTTTAATCCTATAGATGAGTATCATTGGATTAAGACTGATATTTTAGATAAGAGAGAAAATTTTGATTTAGAAGAAATACATAGTACATATAAAGATAATCAATTTTTATCTAAAGATTATGTGAGATTAGTAGAATCTTATCAACATATTGATTTTAATAAATATAAAGTATATGGTTTAGGTGAATGGGGCAAATTAGAGAATTTAATATATAATAATTGGGATACCACTTCTGAGTATATTAATAATGGTGAAGTTATATATGGATTAGATTTTGGTTTTACTAATCCTTCTGCTTTATTGAAAGTAGTTATTAATGGCAATGATATATTTGAGGAAGAGCTTATATACCAGACTGAGTTAACTAATGCACAATTAATTGAAAAATGCAATGAATTAAATGTATCTAAAACATTTCCTATTTATTGTTTTCATCCAAGTACATTAATTAGAATGCACGATGAGACAGAAAAAGCTATCAATAATGTAAAAATAGGAGATATTTTACATAATAATAAAACTGTTTTAAATGTGATGCGAAGAGAATATAATGGGGATTTATTAAAAATAAAAACTCAAAGTAATTTTGAAGCTTTAAAATGTACACCAGATCATAGAATTCCAATTATACCAGGAAAAACAGGCAGACAGGATAAACGAAGTGATAAAAAATTAATGGAATCCTTGAAACTTGTTACTGCATCGGAAATAAAAGTTGGAGATTACTTATTAATTCCTATGGATGGTATAATAAAAGATATTAAATTAAAATTTGATGGTATAGGAAAAAACAATAAGAGAAAAAAAATTGATTTTAAATTTACTTCATCAATTTTTCGTTTATTAGGGTATTATACTGCCGAAGGTAGCACTGGTAAGTGGGATACTAAGTTTTATTTTTCTTTAGATGAAACAGAAACTTGGGTTAAAGATGTAGTTGAAATTGTAAAAGAATGCTTTGATATTGATTGTTCTGTTTATTTAGATATGTGTCCTAGTGTTGCTGTTGTAGCTATTTTTTCTGTTGTATTATCTGAATTTTTTAAATATTACGTTAATGGGATAGCTAAGACTAAGGTTTTGCATAATGATTTAATGACAATGTCTCCTGAGTATCAACGTGAATTGCTTATAGGATGGTTAAGGGGTGATGGTGGGTTAAGTATAAAACCAAGAAATTATAGTTTATGTGGTACTACTACAAGTTATAATTTATTTCGGCAAATGTATTTAATAGCTCTTAGATGTGGATTAAAGCCATCAACACAAAAAAGAATAAGCAAAGGTGGTAAAACTAGGGCTGGTACAGTAACTACTTGTTATGATGTTATTTTTTCATTAAAAGATATAAAATCATTAGGATTTTTTCAAATAAACACTAAACCATTATGTGTAAAAAGAATAATTAATGGAAATATGTTAGTTAGAGTCAAAAAAATAGATTTGGAAAAATATAATGGGGAAGTTATAGATTTAGATGTAGATGGGGATAATTTGTTTGTTGCTGAAAATTTATTGGTACATAATTGTGACTCTGCTGAGCCAGACAGAATACAGGAATTTAGGGAAGCTGGATACAATGTTATAGAATCTGTTAAAGATGTTATAAATTCCATAGATTTTGTGAAAAGATTCAAAATACATTGTTATAAAGCAAGTGCTAATTTAATTAAAGAAAAAATGGGATATAGTAGAAGAAAAGATAAAAATGGTAGAATATATGAAGAGCCAGCACCAAATATAGCTGACCATTGTTATGACAAAGAGACACAAATATTAACTAATTCTGGATGGAAGTATTTTTATGATTTAACAGAATCTGATGAGGTAATGACATTAGATAAAAATAAAATTTTATATGAAAAACCTATAAAAATAATAAAACAAAAATATACAGGTAGTATGATTAGGTATGATAGTAAAAATTTAAATTTTTCTATCACTCCTGATCAATTATTATGGGTATCTAATCAATATTCTACTACGATTAAAAAACAACCTGTTTTTGATTTTTGTTCATTAAACAATCTTCCCCAAAAAAGTTTTATAAAACGTAATTGTTTTGAGTGGGTTGGGAAAGATATACCAGAATTTAAATTTACTAAATATGCTAATAAATACAAAGGGGAATATGCAATCCCATCTATTATTTTTGGAAAGTTTTTAGGATTATGGTTAGCAGAAGGCTGTGTAAATAAAAATCATTATTCAGTAATAATTGATGGAAATGGTGATGATATTTTAAATATAATACAAAGTTTACAAGTGCCTTATAGTAAAATTATCACTAAATGTAATGTAAACAGATATTATATTATGTCTAAGGATCTTTATAGTTATTTTATAAAATTAGGAAAATCTGATACAAAATTTATTCCAATTGAATATAAAAATGGAACAAAAGAAATTTTACAAGCTTTATGGGAGGGTTATTGGACTGGTGATGGAGCTAAAAAATCTTTAAATAAAGAAGTATCTAGTGTATCTTTCCAATTAGTTTCTGATTTTCAGGAAGTTTTATTTAAACTTGGCATAAGCTCTAATGTTTACAAAATACTTGATGCAAGAAGTGTAAAAATCATAAGAAAAATTTATAACTGCCTCCCAGTATATAGACTTTCTTTATCTTATGAAACTAAAGGTGTTAATGGTCTAGGTTGTGTTGAGCTTGTTAAAAGTAAGTTATTTGCGGAAGAATATAATGATTTTGTGTATGACGTTAGAGTTACTTCTGGTATTATAGTGGTACGCAGAAATGGAAGAATAATGTGGACATCAAATTGTATGAATGCAGAGCAATATGCTCTATATACTCATCTTAGGCACAGATTTGGAGATTTGAGGTTAAGGTTTATTTAATGCAATATCCTGAAAATTTTATAAATAAAGTTATACTTGGTGATTGTTTAGATATAATGCCAGGTATTCCAGATAAATCTATTGATATGGTGTTATGTGATTTGCCTTATGGAACTACTGCTTGCAAATGGGATGTTATTATTCCTTTTAAAGCTTTATGGGAGCAATATGAAAGAATTATTAAAGATAATAAAGCAATTGTTTTGTTTGGAAATCAACCTTTTATTACAGATTTAATAAATTCAAACAGAAAATTATTTAAATATTCAATGGTTTGGGATAAAGTAAAAACATCGCAACCACATCTTAGCAAAATAAAACCAATGCAAAGACATGAAGATATTTTAATATTTGGAAACAAAAGGCTTATTTATAATCCAATAATGATTAAAAAGGGTGTTCCAAGAAAAGCTGGAGGGAAAAGAACTTGCAAGAACAATGAACATAAATTAGGATTAAAATCAACAAGTTGTTACCTGCTTACTCATAGCTATCCAAGCACTATTATTGTTGCAAGCAATGCAAACAATAAATTTAGAGTTCATTCAACTCAAAAACCAGTGGCTTTATTTGAATATTTGATTAAAACGTACACAAATGAAAATGATATAGTATTAGATAATTGTGCGGGCTCAGGAACTACTGGAATAGCATGTATTAATACTAATAGAAATTATATTTTAATCGAAAAAAACGAAAAATATTTTGATACTTGTGTAAATATAATTAACAAACATAAAGAAATATTAAATTCACAATTTTTTAAATAAACTCTTGGTAAAAGGAGAATACAGGAGTATTAAAAATTATGGCATTATTAAAAGAAAAAAGATTATCTAGTTTAGTATTAAAAGCAAAGAATAAACTCTCAAAAGATAATGATGATATTCCTAAGAAATATACAGGAGCAGTAGTATCTGCTTGGGAAGATGGGAGAGAATTATATCGTAGAGATGATTTAACAAGTCTTGTAAATGCTTTTAAGGACTGGGTTTTTATATGTGCATCCCGTAATGCTTCCTGTGTAGCCAAAGGAACATTTAAATTATTTGTAGCTACTAAAAAAGGACAAAGATTGATTGCCCCTACAAGAGATATTGATAAAATTACTTTAAAATGGTTAGAAAGTAATGGTGGATTACATTCTTATCTACAAAAAGCTGTTTCTGTAAAAGAAGTTATAAATCACCCATTTATAGATTTAATTAAATCCCCAAATCCTTTTATGGATAGATATACCTTATTAGAGACGACAGCTTTATTTTTAGAATTAACTGGAAATGCTTATTGGTATATTTTTAAAGATAAATTAGGAGTTCCCAGACAAATATGGGTTATTCCATCACAAAATATGTTAATTGTCCCTTCTAAAGAAAAGTTCATAGCTGGTTACATATTTAAAAGAGGAACAGAAACAGTTCCTTTTGATTTAAATGAGATAGTGCATTTTAAATTTCCTAATCCACATAATTTATATTATGGTATGGCTCCTCATGCTTCAATTGTTAATGAACTTAATACTAAAGAAAATATGGATAAATTTGAGAATGCTTTATACACTAATAATTGTAGAATGGAAGGTGTATTAGAGACAGATATGGAATTAAGTCAAACTACTTTTGATAGAATGAAAGAACAATGGAAACAGAATTATGGTGGAGTTAACAAAGCAGGTAAAACTGCTATATTAGAAAAGGGATTAAAATATCATAGTATAACATTTCCGCCTAAAGACTTAAATAATTTACAAGGCAGAAAAAATTATAGGGAAATAGTAGCTGCTGTATTTGGTGTTCCTATGTCAATGCTGACTACAGAAAATACGAACCTCGCCAATGCCTATGTAGGGGATAGGCAATATTATTCTAATACTATATTACCAAGAGATAAGAGATTAGAGGGGGGTATAAATACTAAATTATTATCATTATATGATGATTCTATATTTTTAGCATTTGATAATCCTGTGCCTGATGATAATGAATTTTTATTGAGAAAGAATGTAGCTGAAGTTAAAGCAGGCATTAGAACACGTAATGAAGTTCGTTTGGACGCAGGACTTGAGCCTAGACCAGAAGGAGACAAATTAGAGATTGGTAATACAGGTTTTGCTAAACAAGGTGCACCTATTGGAAATCAAAATGCTGAGGAAACGCCTGAGTAATTTTTAAAATTTATGGAATATAATTATTTAATAAACAAAATATTTAATGAAAATTGTTTGGTAACAATGAGTAAAATGCCAAATGATTTTATTAATTTGGTAGTTACTTCTCCATCCTATGACCAACTTCGTAAATACTCTGGTGATAATAAGTTAGATTGGGAGGAGCATGTGTGGAAACCCATTATTCAAGAATTATTTAGAGTTATCAGATTAGGTGGTATTGTAGTATGGGTAGTTGGTGATTCAGTTATTAATGGAAGTGAGTCAGGAACATCATTTAAACAAGCATTGTATTTTAAAGATGTTGGGTTTAATTTATATGATACAATGATATACCAAAAAGAGAATCCAGTACCTTTAACTCATAATAGATATGAACAAGCTTTTGAATATATGTTTGTTTTTAGTAAGGGCAAACCAAAAACATTTAATCCAATATTAGAGGATTGTAAAACAAAAGGTTATTATAAAACTGTAAGAAGTGCTGGGCGTGTAAAAGAAAATTCTTTTCGTAGTAGAGAAGAGATAGTTAAAACAAAAGATACCAAAGTACAAAGAAATATTTGGACTTATATTGTTGGAGGCAAAACAGATAATGGACGACACCCAGCAAGCTTTCCAGAAAAATTAGTAATAGATTATATAATATCTTGAAGTAATGTTGCTGATTTAGTTTATGATTCCTTCATGGGTAGTGGGACTGTGGCAAAATGTTGTAAATTACTAAATAGGAACTATATAGGATCAGAAATTAGTGAAGATTACTGTAAAATAATAGAAGAGAGACTTAATTCCTTACATTCATTATTTTTTTAATTTTTATAATGGTTAAAACTAAACGCAAAAAATTAATAGATGAGAAAGAAAGAAAAGTAGAAGAAAATATTATAACTACTTATATGTCAGTAGTTGATAATTTTATAAAAAATAGAAAAAAGAAAATAACTTTATAATAAATTATGCTGGTGTATTTCAGTGGCAGAGAAGCAGTCCTGTAAACTGCATGTTGTAGGTTTAAGTCCTACCACCAGCTTTATATTATTTTAAAAATATTTTTAAAAAAAGTTCTTGACATTTTACATAACTTGTGGTAGAGTCTTATATTAAGGAGAAATATAATGGCAGAATGTACAAATATAACAGATAGTAATACTAATTTTTATATACAACCTTTAGAGCCAAGTTTTTGGACTTACCCAACTAATAGTTATAATTATGTAATTGGGGAGGACAAGATAAAAAAAGCTATTTCAATTATACAATTTTTACGCAAAAATAAGAAAATAAAGATAGATTCCATAGATAATTTCATAGAACTAATAAAAGAAATTTCAGAAATATTATAAATGACAGAAAATAGAGAACAGTATAAGGAAGTGTTAAAATCTAAAAAAAAAGAATTATCTGAGTTTTTATTACAGAAAAAGATTACAATTAAAGAGTTTACAGGAAGAATCACTTTACATGTAAATCAAGGTAGTATTTGTTCTATAGAGCAAACTATTTGTTATTAAATATTTAGTAAATCATCTGGCAGTTTAAATACTTAGAAATAATAAGTAAATTTAAGCCCAAATATATTGAGTTAAATCAATGTATCTGGGCTTTTTTTATTGGTATAAAAATTTGAAACTTAAGGTCAATTTTGTGACCTTGTTTTATTTTGATTAAAACTTCGTACTAATTTTGGTACAGAAAGGTTGGTGTTGTATGGCGGGAGTTGGGAGAGCAAACTTTAATTCAGGATTTATTAATCAAGTTTTGATCCGGGGAATTCCAATTGTGAATTCTTATTCAGGATCAGTGTTTTGGGTTCATAGTGGCACAGGAGCTTCCACTCACACAGGAAAAACTCCTTCAAAGCCACTTTCAACAATAACACAAGCACTTGCAAAGTGTACTGCAAGTAAAAATGATATTATTCTGTGTATGCCAGGACATGCTGAGACTGTAGATGCTGCTGCTGATATTGTAGTTAATAAGATTGGTGTATCAATAGTTGGTATGGGCACTGGTACTCTTAGACCTACAATTACATTTGCAACAGATGTTTTAGCTGATATTGATATTGATGCCGCAAATTGTTCATTAATTAATTTCAGATTTATTAGTAATATTGCATCTTTGGATGCTCCAATTGATGTAAATGCTGCTGGATTTGAAATGGTTAATTGTGATTTTTATTGTACGACTGCTTCTACAGGATTTGATATTACCGTTATTACTGATGCTGCTGCTAATGATATGGTTATCACTGGCTGTCGTTTTTATTATGATTATTCATTAGCTGGAACTGCTGTTACTGACACAGCTACTGAGGTAGTAAGGCTTGTTGGTGCGGACAGAGCAGTAATTAGTGGTAATTATTTTGCATCTGAGTCTACTACAGGAATAATTAATGGAATCACTACTGAATCTTTGAGTATTAATATTAGCAATAACCAGTTCATTCAGTTATCAACTGATAAACATTGGATAGTTCTTGTTGCGTCAACGACAGGACGAATTGATTACAATGTAGGAACTGCAACATCTACTGCTGGTATTACTGATGGTAACATAATTAGTGCCGCTTCTTGTCAGCTTGCAGAGAATTTTGCCTCTGATGCGGCGGGTGAACAGGCGCAGGCCGTAGGTGTATTGTCTGCATAGACTTATGATAATATTCTATACTAAGCTGTATATTAAAAATGTACAGCTTAGTATGATTTTTTAAATTAAACAGTAATTATGAAAATTCAGGGAATATATAAGATAATTAATTGCATTAATGGTAAAATTTATATTGGACAATCTACTGATATAAAAACTAGATTTTCTTGTCACAAGCATAATGCTTTAGTAAAAAAGATAAATCGTCCTTTGTACACTTCTATAAGAAAATATGGAATAGAGAATTTTGAATTTATTATATTAGAAAAAGTAGATAATATTTTATTACTTGATCAAATAGAACAATACTGGATGGATTTCTATAAAAGCTATGATAAAAAGTGTGGATATAATTTAAGTACAAATACATCTGTAAACAGAGGATATAAATTATCTGAAGAAACTCGTTTAAAGTTTTCAGAAAGACAAAAAAGATTATGTCAAAATCCAGACTATATAGAAAATTTATCCAATAAAAGTAAAGAATTATGGGAAAATCCAGAATTTAGAAAGAATTATTCTGAGAAGATAAAAATTAAAAATCAAGACCCTAAACGTAAAGAACAATTATCAAAACAAAGCAAAGAATTATGGCAAGATGAAAACTATAGAAAAAATATGTCAGAAGCTCGTAAAAATAGTGAGGAAAAAAGAATTGCTACCATAAATAATAAAAAAGAATCTGACCCTAATTATCAGAATAATATATTAGAAAAAAGAAAAGAAACTGGGATAAAAAATGGCACAACTAAAATTTATTCTATAGATAAAGATAAAGTTAAAAGATTATATATTGATGAGAATTATGAACTAAAAGATGTGGCTAGAATAATGAATCTGAGTTTTGGATTATTAGCTAAATTTGTTAGGTTAAATAATATAAAAAAGAGAAAAGGAAAGAGCAACAAAGTTAAGCCCATTATATCTGATGCTCAATTACATGAACTTTGTAATAGTGTAAATATGGTGGTATAAATAAATAATAGGAGCATTATATGTCAGCAGATGAGATTATAGATAAAAAACAAGATGAAATTATTGCTGAACTACAAGCAGAATTACTTGCTATAAAAAAAGATACAATAGAAACATCTGAGAAGCGTAGGGGATGGGTAAGAGCAGGTATTGTTTTTTGGTTTGTTCTTTTAATCTCTTATGTTGTTGTACGATATACAGGCACAGCAGATGGAGAAATTAAGCCTGAAATTATATGGTCATTTGCAACTGGTATCCTGGTAACAAAACTGATTGACCATTATATAAACCAAGCAACTAAATCAGATAGAGTGTTATAAATTAGTTCAATATCAGGAAATAACCCAATATATGGATAATATAATTACAATAATTTTACGATGCAATAAAACAAATATAGGAGTCAATTAATGAATTTAATTACTAAATACTTCAAGTTAGAATCACTGCCTATTTTAGTTAAAGACCAAATTGCAGAAATAGCAAAACAAAATGATATTGGAGCGGAATCTGTAACATACATAAGGAAAGGATTAGATACTTATAAACAACCTGATTTTGTTCCTGGGGAGAAAGCTGTTGTTACTTATATATCAACAGGAAGTATGGATAGGGATTGTGATATTATAAAACCGGAAGGAGTTGATTTAACTCACTTTTTAAAACATCCTATTGTAATGTTTGGGCATGATTATAAACGACTTCCTATTGGTCGTGCGGCATGGGTAAAGATTGATAATACAGGGCATGGTTTAATAGCAAAAACGATATACGCAAATACTCCTGAAGCTGATTTAGTTTATAATTATCGCAAGGACGGTTTTCCCTTAGCCGTATCGGTAGGATTTTTACCAACGAAATATATCTCAAAAATGGATATAAACAAGAAAGAAGAGTTTGATAATGAAGTAAAGAATGCTTTAAACAAAGGGTGGGTTAGTGAGGATAAAGTTAAGAGCATAAATAATATTGTGCAAAAATGGTCATTAATTGAATTTTCTGACACCTCAGTGCCTTCCAATCCCCAAGCTCTACAAATCGCCTGCTCTAAAGGACTCATTTCTAAAGAGGAGTATGAGGAAGATATGAAAACAATAATTCAAATTGATGGTTTAAAAGATGAAGGTAAAAAAGAAACTAAAGTAATTGTTCCTGAAGTTATTAATAAAGAAATAGAGAAATCTAATGATACCACTGAAGCAGTTATTGATAATAAAACTATAACTCCTCCATCTGATTTGATTAATAAAGAAATTATAGAAAAAGTAGAACAGAAGAAAGTTGATAAGAAAGGAAATCCTAGTGTAGATGATATTAGGAGTGCAATTTATGTTAATATGAAAAAGATGAGAGAAGATATGGATAAATTGCACATGGAAAAAGGAATAGAAATAAAATATGAGGATTCCATTTCTAATTCTTCATCTTATATGAATATAGAAGATTTATATCCAATTGATTATCCTAATGGTCATGTTGTATGTGGGTACACTCCCAATTATAATTCCCCAGTAAAATATTGTGATTATAAATATAAATATGACCAGGAATCAAAAACTGCTGAAATGGGAAAAATGATGGAGATGGAAGTTAGTTATACTTCTAAAGGAAATTGTGTGGCTGAAATAAATAAGATTAATAAAATGAAAGAATTAAATAATAAATTTTGTGAAAGCACATTGAAACTAGAAGAATTGAAGAATGTTCCTAGTTTACCTTTAATTTTTCATGAGAATTTAATTGATGAACTTGGCAATTATATTGGTCTGGTATGTGACAAAAATGATAATTTATATCAAACCAGATTGTCAAGTATTTATGGAAAGGGTTCAAAATATTATAAGTGCAAGACTACACAAGCAGACGAGCATTTTCCAAAGTTTATTGCTACAGAAGCTAAATCTATGGAGGAATGGCAAAAAATCAAAGAAGCTTTACAAGAATTTTATCTTAAATCTGCTCCTGGGAAAGAAGAATTACTGACATTTTGTAAAGAGCATAAACTACAACACAAAGATTACTTAGAGAAGATAGAATCTGAAGATGATATTATTGAAAAAGGTGTGGATGAAACTGAAAACGAAATCAGAATTAGGGTCAAAGATCCAAGTTTATTTGACCAAGATTCATTTAGATACAAAACTATAAAAAGTTCATATCCCAAAATAAAAGCGGTATTTGGGAAACTAAAAAGCAGTTCAACAATGGAATTGCAGTCTTACAGATTCCCCAAATCTGATGGCTGGACAAAACAGAGTGCAAAATCTTGGATAAAAGAACATGGTAAGAAATCATTTGAATATGTTGAAGGTATTTCTGAAGAGGAAACAGCCACATTAGTATTAGAAGCTATAGAAAAAAGAAATACTGACTTATCTAAATTAATAGAGGAAGCTTTAAATAAAGCAATGGGAAAAGTACAAATGTAATTTTTAGGCCAGAGATGTTTCAGAAACATTAGGTCATAGAATATATAGATTATTTATTAACAATTACGGAGGAAATTTAAATGGACGAAAAAGCGTTAAAAGAATTATTAGAAAAAATGAATGCTTCTACAGTTGATAGTTTAGAAAAGGTATTATCTAAAGTCTTTGCAGGTGGTGCAGTTAATCCATTAGCTGGCAAAGAGGAAAAGAAAAAGACTTTTGAAGGTGATATTAATAGGAAGCTTGGTGAGTTTGCGATTGCTGCAAAGAATGCCGTAGTATCAGGAAAGATTGACGAGAGGTTGATTCAGAAAGCTCCTACGGGTATGGAGGAATCTGATCCTGCTGCTGGTGGGTACTTAGTGGCAACAGATGTTTCTCAAGCACTGATTGAAGATACTATGGAGACTGGTATTTTGTTACCAAGATGTAATAGGCTTCCTGTTTCTGCAACATCAAATGGTATGCGTTTTCACGCATTAGATGAAACAGCAAGAACGGATGGTAATCGTCAGGGTGGAGTTCAGGCATATTGGGAGAATGAAGCTGACCAAATGACAAAGTCTAAGCCAAAGTTCCGTGAGGTTAACATGAGGTTGAATAAGTTAACTGGACTTTGTTATGTAACTGATGAAATGTTGCAGGATGCTGCTTTCTTAGGTGCATATCTTTCTGGTAAATTTGTTAAAGAATTTGGCTTTAAGATTGATGATGCTATTATAAATGGTCTCGGTGCTGGTCAACCTCTTGGGCTTTTAAGTTCTCCAGGTTTGGTTAGTGTTGCTAAGGAAGCAGACCAGGCTGCTGCTACATTAGTATTTGATAATGTAGTAAAGATGTATAATTCTATGCCATTTAGGAACAGAGGTAATTCTATATGGTTAGTAAATTCAGAAGTAGAAGATCAATTACCTTCCCTTAAATTAGAGGGTGATACTGGGATGTGGCCAGCTTACTTGCCTCCTGGTGGTTTGTCAACTGCACCTTATGGGTTGCTCAGAGGTCGTCCTGTGATTCCTATTGAACAATGTGCTGCTCTCGGTACAAAGGGTGATATTCTTTTTGTTGATCTTAGTGAATATTACATAATTGAAAAGGGTGGGGTTGATTCAGCAGTGTCTATTCATCTTAGGTTTGATTATAATGAAACTGCGTTTAGGTGGACAGTTAGATTAGATGGTCAGCATATTAGAAATGCGTCTTTAACACCTTATAAAGGTAGTAAGAAACTTTCTACTGCTATATCATTGGACACAAGAGCCTAAATTTTTACTTATTAATAAAGTAGGAGGAGTTTTAATAATTTCTCCTACTTTGATATTTTAAATTTAATCGGAGGATACTAAAAATGTACTTAGCAAAAGAAGCAAAAATTGTACTTGCTAATGTCCCTGTTGATATTAATAACTTAGCAGTGACAGGTGATTATGTTAGCATGAAGGGTTGGAGTCATTGCACAATGATATTGCAGTTTGGTGCAGTTGGCACTGGCACTGCATTAACATTGAAACAGGCAACAGATGTTACAAACTCATTGTCGGATGAGAAGGCACTTAGTTATGATAAGATTTATATTAATGTTGGTCTGTCTACTACAACTTTGACAGAAACTACAGTCACAAGTGATACTTATACTGTAGGATCAGACCCTAATAATCTTTATGTAATTGAGATAGATGCTGCGGAACTAGATGTAAACAATGGATTTGATTGTGTGAGATTTAATTTAGCATCAGGAGCGGGCACGACACTTTTAGCAGCAACGTATATCCTCAGCGGCGCAAGATATTCAGGAAATGATGTTAACGCAATAATTGATTAGTAGTTTTTTATTTATGTAGTGAGGGGCAAGTTCCCTCACTACATATAATTTATTAATCTTATGAAAATTAAATATTAAATTAGTAATTTAAATGTGTAAACTTATAAAAGTTGTAGTAGTAAAAGAATATTGGTATGAAGGAAAGCACTATCTCAATGGTGAATATCTTTTTTTACCAATTGAAACATTAAATTTAATTGGAATGGAACATTTTATAATAATAAAAACTTTATCTGCTCCCCCAAAGGATAAAATGATAAGAGCATCAATTCAAAAATAATGAAAATAAAATTATTTATAATTAAATAATTTATAATAAATAGGAGGATATTACATTGGCGGGGACTTTGACATTTACTGACTCAAATGTACATCGTATAAAAAAATATTCTATTTCCTGGACGAGTGATGCCAGCGGAAATGCTACAGCAAATACTGCTTTTTTATCAGGGACACTTGAACGCATAAATTTCGTTCCAGGTGTAGGAGTAAGTGATTTATATGATGTTACTATAAAAGACTCAGATGGTGTAGATGTTTTACTTGGTGGTGGTGCTGATTTATCTAATGTAAATACAACTACTATGATTCCATTAATATCATCTAATAAAATGGTAGTTAATGAAAAATTAGCCATTGCTGTTTCAAATG